AATTCTAATTATCGATGCCTACCACAATGAACTTGTCCGTCTCTGTGACGGTGACAATCTCTAGCAGGAGCTGGGGGTGATACATGCCGAATCTGAGTTGCAACCCAGCGACCCGGAACCCAGTATCCCCATCTGTCGTAGTGTCCTGGAATCCAGCGTGAGGCAGGTGCTGTGTGGACAACGACGTGCGCGTAAGTAGCAGCGTGATGATCAGCAGGATGCGCGTGTGCCAAGCATCCAAAGAGAATTCCGATTAAAAACATTTAGCCTCCTATAAAGGTACCGGCTAAGAAGGCAAAACATTCACGTCAAATTAATAAGTGGATTTTAATTGCAAGACCAGGAGTTTGGGAAAGAATTGAAAGTAAACAAATATACATTCCCGCCGCTGTGTTTCAAAAATCGATAAAATCCTGCATCCTCGGCCATGCTTCTAAATTTAGCACCAGATGTATCATCAAGCAAAGATTTTAAAGTCATTTGAAAAATTTCATCTTGACTTTTTCCAGTCAAAACTTTAAAGACTGCAGCTCTAGCAAAAAAAGCATTAATATTTCTAGGAAGAAAAAACCTTCTTTGTGCACCAAATAGGCAGGATAGTTCTTTAAGACCCTGCATTTTCTCTTGATCACCTTTGTTGATTTTAAATACATCGGCAATCTTTTCTGCAACAGTTTCATAAAAAACAGGTGAATCTAGCTCCAGATTTCCTAAATCACCAACTCTTCGGTATGCATCGTATATTGATTCCACCTTCTTATCATATTCTGTTCTAACATCTATGACTTCTCTAATCAGAGATTTTAGTAGGCTCGATGATTTCATGATAAATCCTTAAAAGCTCGTATTCTTATTTATCACGATTATCATCTAAAGACTGAATGCTGCAATTGTGTGCTTGAAGGGATTTTCGGGAATTTCCTTGATTTGCCGAAGCATCTCTTCAGCGATCCAGCAGATCTCTCTCTGCGCATCCGGCTTCATTCTTAGTCCAAGAAAATGGTTGAATGACCGCCAATTAAACATCACATCGAGTGTCACCTGATTCCCGTATGGCAAATAGAGTCGTGCTGATTCTTTTGCCCTCTTTCTGCTGACACCGCTCGCAATCAGTCTGTCAAGACATGCGTGATAACGCATAAGCGCATCTTCCATAAATGCAATGTATTTGGCCTGCTCCTGACTATCCCAGTCTCTTGGAAGATAATACTTGTCGTCCTTAAGCTCCTTGTATCTTGCAGACTCTCCGTTAATAGAAACACCAATTCTGTGTTTGAGAAGGTGGATGTGGCTTGCTGTGTCAACTGTTACTAAAAAGTGTAGGCTTGATTTTTCAAAAGGAGTTTCATGTCCATTTTCTGCCAGCATTTTTAAGAGTCCAGGAATTCTGGAACGCTTCTCTAATGTTAGATCTCTACTTGTGCTTGTCCAGGCCGAAAGAGCATGCGCCTCGTCACCGCCATACCATCCAACCAGCTCAACCTTATTGTCCTGAAATGGCATTCCTCATTCTCTCCCTGATATATTTGTCCCATATAATCTCGAACATCCACTGAAGGAACGTGAGTGACAAACCTGATACCAGGACCATTATCGATGATGTGACAATGTCTCCGGTAAAAAGATACGTCACCCACGTTCCAAACAGCATTGAGAACACTCTCCAGACAACAGTCTTTGCTAGTAGCTCAATGCTGTTTGAACTCACTACGACGCCTCGAGAAGAAGCCTTGTTACGACGTAGGGATCAATGTTTGCACATGGACGCCTATCTTCAAAGTATCCACGCTTTTCCTTTGCCACATGTAGCGGAATTCGAATGGAGGCGCCTCGATCAGAAACACCGCATCTGAACTCCCGGTAAGAGCAAGTCTCGTGCTGTCCGGTCAACCTTTGTTCAATTCCATGTCCGTAATAGGGAATGTAATCATCGTGCAGTCGACGCAATATGCTGACAATGCGATCGATCTCAACCATTCCTCCGTTTTCATCTCGTGTTGCTGCTGTTGACCAATTTGTATGTGCACCCGCTCCATTAAGTTCTCGAACGGGCTTTGGATCAAGCTTGGCGTTGATACCGTACTTCTCTCCGATTCGATACAGAAGCCACCTTGCAAGCCATAGATGATCTGAGACTGTGACTGGATCGCCTGTTCCGATCTGGAATTCCCACTGACCAGGCATCACCTCTGCATTGACACCACAAATGAGCAGTCTACGGTCCTTGCTGCGGTGGGTATCCCCCGTCTGGCCACCCAAGAGGTGTTCCACCTCTAAAGAGCGTGTACTCTTGCTCAATGCCACACATCGGCTCTTTGCTTCCTTTTCTCTCCATCATCTTCACAAGGTGATGACGAGAATTGGTACGGTGTGGCGTCCCATCAGAATTATAAACTTCACACAAGACAAGAATAGCTGCACGATCTGTAGGCCTGATTGGATCCTTGCAAAAAGCAACAGGAACAAGCATGCAGTCGCTTTTATCTCCTGGTGCTTGGCCAGTTGAAGATCCGTCAAAAGTCCAGTGTGGAATATCAGATATCCCGATCTTGTCTCCGCTAAAAGGGAATATCTTTGTCTTGCTTCTGAGTTTGGATGTCGGTGTTGTCCCGTCGATCCAGATGTCTTCTGCTATTATGTTTATCATTTCTCACCTATTCAAAGCTGTATTTTATGTCCACGTTGATCTTCATGTTGGGTAGCCTTGTGTGATTCGCTAGCCCGTGGCGCAAGGCTTCGTTCGCATCAATGTACCAGTCAGCGTGGCTCTTTTCATGGATGATGTTGAGGAAATATTCGGGTTCTTTCCCGCAGTTGGCAGCCATCATCCGATAGACTTTTTGATTAAGACGCTCTGCCTCCTTTGAGTCTGCTTTGATATCCTCAATCTTTCCAATTGCTCCCGACGATACATCATGTATCATAATAGTGGCGTCAGGATCCATAAACCTGTATCCTTGGGTGCCAAAAGAAAACAAGATGGCGCCACAGCTCATTGCCTTTCCTTCGACAATGGTTGCCACAGCTGTCCGGGATGACTTAATGTTTCCAATCATCGACATGAGAGAGTAGACCTGTCCACCGTATGAATCGATGATAATTGGAATGACAGGCTGCCCAGTTGACTGCGCCAATGACATTTGCTGTGCAAACTCTTTGGCTGAATCTTCGTCAAACTTGTTGACCCGAATTACAACGGGGCTAGATCGAAGTTCAACTTCCTTAAGAAGGGGAGACACACACGTGATTATGTTCATAAATACAAAGATAACGCGTGTGTGCCTGTTTTATTCTATCCGCACTTAGAATAAGAGCAATTCTTACAGGAAAGGCATCCTTCCTGGTAGACTAGCTCTGTATTTCCGCACTGTGGGCATCCCTTCTCTGATGATGCAGTCCCATCCTTGATGTAGCCCTTTAGGACTCGAGCAATAACTCGAGCAAAGGAGAACATGTCGCTGCTCTTGTCTTTCTGGAGCTGTTCAACGACGTAGTGAAGCGGGACCTCGTGACGAAGTGCAAGAGAAACAGTCCTTGAGAATGCGCCCTGTGTAGGATTGTCAAACAGGTTGATGATATCCTTGAACACGAGATTCTCATCGTCACCAACAGGAACCTGCAGATTGTAGGTGGTTACTCCATCGCGCTTGCCATTCTTGATGAGAACGCCTGACTTGTACTTCTTTGGGATCTCGATATTCTCAGGAATTCCGCAGAATACCTCGTAAGGCTTACCATCATTGAGACCAATCAGAACGAGCCAAGACTCTGACGCCTCTCCGTTCCTAACATTGGCTCTATGAATGTCACAAGGCAGAGACTTTGGACGCTTTGGAATGCTTCTTCCATCATCAACCTTCTTTTCCTTCTTGGGCTCATCAGCTGCTACAAGAACTCCGGTGCGACAACCGTCCCTGTATACCGTGAAACCCTTGCATCCAGACTTCCACGCCTGAAGGTAGACATCGTTGACTGTCTCACGCGTGGCTGAATTAGGAAGATTGCAGGTCTTGGAGATCGAGTGATCGATCCACTCCTGCGCAACTGCCTGGATCTCTACGGACTTCATCCAGTCGATGTCATTGGCAGTTCCGCCCCAGTATGGGCTCTCCCTAGGGTCAGTCTTGCCTGTGACGTCCATCCACTTCTTGAACCAGTGGTGGTAGACCGTGTACTCCTGCCACTTGTCTCCCATCGGATCTACGAAGTCGACCCTGGAGGTGAGGTCGCCTTGCGTGATCTTGCGGCGGCGTTTGTAGGAGAGGAGGAAGGCGGGCTCGATGCCGGATGTCGTACGGGTAAGACAAGAGACAGAACCGACCGGAGCGGTGGTGGTGAGGGCGATGTTACGACGACCTGTTTCCTTCCACATCTTGGTGTAATCACCATTGCAAGAGGTGATCACCTTCTTCAGGTAGACGTGGTCCTTCTCCTTCTCGTAGTCCCACACAGGGAATGCTCCGCGCTCTTTCGCCATGATGAGTGACGAACGATGTGCCCCAACTGCAAGCGCCTTATAGATCTCTCTGGTGATGTCGATGGAACAGATATCACCATAACGTGCATTGAGAGCCGCGATTGCATCTCCAAGCCCTGTCACTCCGAGGCCTGTGCGACGACCGTTAGTCCCTGCAGCTCGAATCTTTTCCCACAAGTCCCGCTCGATCTGCTTCACATGCTTTGGCTGTGGATCCTTCTCAATCTTCTCAAGAATGCGATCAACGCACTCAACTTCAAGATCGACAAGGTCATCCATCAGCCGCTGCGCCTTCATCACGACTGTGTTGAAACGATCGAAGTCAAAACGAGCATTATCAGTGAAGGGATCCTTCACGAAAGAAGTGAGGTTGACAACCATCAGTCGACAGCTGTCGTACGGGCTGAGGGGGATCTCACCGCAAGGATTCGTTGAGATTGTCTTATACCCGACATCGCGGTAGCAATCGACGATACCATGGTTGACCACTGTATCCCAAAAGAGGGCACCGGGTTCTGCAGAGGCCCAAGCAGCATCGACGAACTTGTCCCATACCTGCTTCGCGTCGATCATCTTCACAATTTCAGCGTCTTCTGGGTGAGCCTCGACTGGCCACCGAAGGCAGAAGCCAACGTTATCCTCCACTGCCTTCATGAACTCATCGGTGAAGCGGATGGAAATGTTGGCACCTGTGACCTTCTTCAGGTCGCGCTTGATGTCGATGAATGTCTCAATCTCCGGGTGGCGACAGTCAATGGTGAGCATGAGTGCGCCACGACGTCCACCCTGCGCCACCTCGCGTGTGGAATTGGAGAACCTCTCCATGAAAACACCAATACCGTCCGTGGTCCGAGCAGCATTGGACGTAGGCTGCCCCTTCGGGCGTATGGTTGAGATGTCAAACCCGACCCCTCCGCGCCGCTTCATGATCTGGACCTGCTCCTGATCTGTGAAGAGAATACCTGCGTAGCTATCGTGAGGCTGGTCAACCACAAAGCAGTTTGAGAGAGACTGCAGCTGATGTGGATTTCCTATTCCTGACATTGGTGACCCCTGCGGAACCACATCAGCAAAATTCTTGAGTAGGCTGTAAATTTCTTCCTCGCTCATCGGGTTTGGATACTTTGCCTCAATTCTTGCAAACTCGCTTGCAAGACGACGGTGCATCATGTCAGGGTTGGTTTCTAGCAGATGATCACCATCCCTTAGGGCATATTTCATAAAAACATCGGGTGCTAGCTCATCACCTTCGAAGTACTCGTTTGTCTCTCGAAAGGCCCGATCTTTGACTGACTCAGACATTTACAGCTCCTTGGGAATCATTATACCCGAACTACTTACCGTTAATCTCTTTCCACTTCTCTTTAAGAAGAGTTTTCATTGATGTTCCATCTGCCTTAACCACATCATTGAGTGACATTTCGTCTGTGTTAAGCAGCGTGAACTTTGACATGGAAGTATCTATCTGCATGGGAAACAACATTCCGTCACGGCCTGCTCGATTCTTGGCAACAAAGATGCGACCAGTACCGGTTGATTTTTCATTTGGCTTTCGAGAGATGGAAAGAACAACGTCAGCAACCATCGCTTTGCCATATGCTTCAGACATGTTTTCGAGACCGACGATGTCTGCGTTAGAGGCGTCTCGATTTGCCTGTGATGCAGTCCAGATTGGAATGCTCATCTCCATGGACATGTTTCGAAGCTCTTCATAGACAAGCTTTAGCTCATGTCGTAGAGAATCAAAGCTCCTAGATGACTTCATGATATCTGCATAGTCAATGATCACAACACTCGGTACAAATCCCTTGAGAAGAAGCTTTTCTATATGATTACGCAGAGTCTGAACTGACGGAGTACCAGTAGGATACTCCTTAATAATAAGCCTTCCGAGTTGCGTATCCTTATAGAAGTCAAGCACCTCTTGCTTGCGATCGATCACCTCATTGCTTGGAATGCTGCAGAGGTTAGAATCATATCGAAGTCCGACTGCGGACTCTGTGAGCTCAAAGGTGTAATGCACCACATTCTTGCCGACTCGCAAAGCTTCTGCACCCATCTGGACCAGGAAGTGAGACTTTCCAACCCCGGTCGGTGCAACGACAACTCCGAGCTCTCCTCTTCCAAGACCACCATTCAGAATGTCAGGCGCATCGATCTGAAGCAATCCAGTCGGGCATACCTGTCTACGTGTTCTAACAAATCTTGCCTCGATGTCCTCGAAGAAGTCATGTCCGACGGATGCAGGAGTTCCGGCGGCCAGAGCATCTTTCATCAGCCCGACAACAGAGTCAAGATTATCAGTTGCGATCATCTCAACAGCCTTCTCAAGGGCCTCTTTCATCGCCTGCTTCTTGCAGAAATCAAGAGACTTATCCTTGACATACTGCAGATCGCCAATGTTTGGATTGGTTCTGACTCGCTGTAAGAAGTCAATGATCTGATCTCGGAGGATCGTGTCCTTTCCTTCCCGCAGATCATCCTTGATGATCGTGACAAGCAAGGGAAGTGTAGGAAAGTCCTTGTACTTCTGGTGATAAGAGAAGTAAGACTTGCAGAGATACTGCAGGTATTTGAGATCAAAGTACTCGGGAGTCATGATCTCAATCATCTGCATTGCCCAGGATCGATCAGTCAGGAATGCCTGAAAGATCTTTTCCTGGAACTGCTTGCCATAGTGGCTAAAAAATGCTTCGCTCATTCGGCACCAATGTGATTCATTGAATAGAACATGTTGTCAATGTCAAAATTTCTAATTCCAATTGATTGTGCTTCCCGCATGAATCCTATCTTATCACGCCGAGGGGCCCATTTTTCATTCGTAAACTTAATCTTTTCGATCTGTTGCGGAGGTATCGAGGATGAATCAAGGTAGACAAGCTTCCAGTTTCGCCTGATTAGATCCTCTGATTCGCAGATCGAGTCAAAGATCTTCACCTTGCCAGTCCTTCGCTGGTCTGACAAAGCGATGAAATCATCAACCAGCACATCTCCGGGAGCACCTAGCTCTGGAAATCTCTTTGCCAGTGTCTTGAATCCAACGCCCTGGACGCCAGGAATGTTGTCTGAGTCATCTCCGCAGACAGACTTTGCGAGTGCAAAGTTATTCGGATGTATGCTAAATTTGGATATCACCTCATCCGTGTCCACGATCTTCTTCCATGTCGGTGAGTAGATGATTGAGTTATCACGGATGAGTTGATAGTAATCTTTGTCAGCAGACAAGATGATATGCAGACATTCCGGGTGCATATAGCGACAGATGTACGCAATAACGTCGTCTGCTTCACAATCCTGCCCATACATCTGTACGATAGGCAGGTGATTTAGCAGCTTCACTATTGCGACAATCTGGCTATTGCGATCAGACACAGTCTGAGGAATGTCATCCTCGTAATACCTGTTTAGTTTCTCTGGTCTTCGGTGAGACTTATAGCCTGGATAGAGGGAACGTCTCCTTGCAGATCCTCCGCTTTCCCAGACGACATAGATCCGCTTGGGTCTAAATCTTGTGCTAAGAGATCGAAGCTCTCCTAAAAACCCGACAACACCACCCAGGTGATTACCGTTCACACCCATTGCTGGGTGTGCAACGAAGTGACGAGTAAAAAGGTTGAGAGCATCGACCATTAAGATCGACGCCTCTCCTTTCATTCGTCTGCTGTCTCCTCAGGATCATCAGATCCTGCGATCTCTTCTCCTGTTCGGGTCAGAACGACATCAATCAGAGATTCAAGGTATGTCTTGTAATCTGGGTTCTCTAGCAGCTCATTGAACTCTGCCTTGTGGAACTTCTTTTCAATGATTACCTTCCCGTCAAGATCTTTGACTGAGAATGTCTTCCAGGCTGTTGTGCCCTCGACACAGACGACCTTTCCGTCGATGGTTCTCTCACCTGCATCTCGAAGTACGTCAAAGACCTCCTCGTGCTCCACAATTCCCTTTCCAAAATGAATCTGGAAATTAGCCATTCGGAAGGGAGGTGCGACCTTGTTCTTGACAGTCTTCGCTGAGACGTTGATGCCGATAATATCGCCGTTCTTGTT